CAAATTACAATAAAAAATTCATCTTGAACCGCAACTGCGAAAAAATGGCTATAATACGTCGTGCGGTTCAAGATGGTTCAAGATAAAAAATTCATCTTGAACCGCTGCAAATGGCTATAATACGTCATTTGAGAGTGCGCGGTTCAAGGTTCAAGATGATTTTAACATCTTTATATTTTTAAATAAAAAAAGATGATAAATCGTTATCTATAATATATTATATATAAGTAAAATATTAAGTTGAACCGCTTTGTATAATTAGATAGATAACGTATTTACGCGATTTGTGGGCATTTTTCCAAGAAATTCATCTTGAACCATCTTGAACCGCTGTTGAACCGCTGATTATGTGAGGTGATAACAATGACGGCAAAACAGTTAATTGATTTAACCGTGAAACATACAGTCGCGGAATTACAGCGTGCGGGATTGATCCGTGAAAACAGGCTTGACAGTTTTAAAAAAACTGAACGCATTTTATACGAATACCCGAAATTCAAAAAAATCGTTTCCGAATATAAAATCGACGGGCTGACGATTACACCGAAATTCGTTAAAATGATCGACGACGCATTGCGGGATATCGCAGACGATCCATATTTTCAGATTATTGAATTGAAATATTTTAACGGTTGGACGCACGAACAAATCGCGGAATATTTCAACGTTCAACCCGCCGCAATATCCAAACAGCGCACGAAGTTAATAAACCGTATTCGGGCGGGTATTTTTTCCGACGATTTTATTTCGGAACTGTACAATGACGTATAAAGAACGCAAAGGGCGTTTTTTGACGTTTTAAGGGTTTACAGGTGAAAATTTATAGGGTTAAATTTAGAATCGCGTTAAACGGGCATAGTGTTCGTTTAACGCGATTTTTGATTTTATACAGAAAAATGGAAACGTTGCGGAAATATCGCGGAACATTTCGGGGCGTGGCGTTTGAATACGGGCGGGGATATAATTTTACTAAAAGAACGGGCGCGATCATTCGCGCGGGATATCATTGTATTGATCGGAGGGGTTCGCAATGAATAGTGTAGATTTTGAAAAATACATACAGCCCGAATTATTGATTTTAGTTGCGGTTCTGTATTTCGTCGGAATGGGTTTAAAGACATCGGCGGTTGCTGATAAACTGATCCCGTCAATTTTGGGAATCGCAGGCGTAGCGATGGCGACATTGTACACAATCGCAGTTGCAGGATTTTCCGCAATGGCAATTTTCACAGGCATTACACAGGGTATAATTTGCGCGGGTGTGGCGGTGTATGTAAATCAGATCATCAAACAGGCGGGTAAAAAATAATGACAGTCGAATTGACAGTTGCAATAGTAACGGGCGTTGCGTCCGTACTATGTACAATAATTACAGTTTGGGCGGGGTCAAAACTGACCGCATACCGAATTGAAGAACTCGAAAAAAAGGTGCAGGCACACAATAACGTGATCGAAAGAATGTACAATCTCGAACGACGCGTCGATGTGGACGAAAACAAAATTTCGGTTTCCGAACACAGGATCGCTGATCTTGAAAGAGGTGTGGAGCATGAAAATCATTGACGTGTCAAAACACAACGGTATTATTGATTGGCACAGTGTTGTAGCGTCGGGCATTGACGGCGCAATAATTCGCGCGGGTTATGGTAAATCCGCGGTACAGATCGATCCGAAATTCGTTGTGAATTATAACGGCGCACGCGCGGCAGGGCTGAAAGTCGGCGTGTATTGGTACAGTTACGCGGTAACAGCAGCAGAAGCACGCGCAGAAGCCGCGGCGTGTCTGGAAGTCGTAAACGGACGTGCGTTTGATTTTCCAATCTATTTCGATATGGAAGAAAAAACACACACAAAATTATCGGTTGAAAAATGCGACGAAATCGCGACAGTGTTTTGTGAAAAAATCGAACGTGCGGGCTATTGGGCGGGCATTTATTCATTTGACAGTTTTTTCGCGTCTAATTGGTCGCAGGCAATGCCGAAACGTTTTGCGGCGTGGGTTGCGCGTGTACCGTCGAATGATAACGGCGTTAACAAGGTTGATCCGAAATGCTGCAAAATATACGGTATGCACCAATATTCGTGGAAAGGTCGCGTTAATGGCATTTCGGGCGACGTTGATTTGAATGACTGTAAAATTGATTATCCGGCGTTGATTAACAAAAACGGCGGCGTCGATATTACAGCGACGATCAAGGGCGTTACAGCTGCAAAGGCGGCAGAAATACGCGCCGCGTGTGAAGCGTTGGGAATGACGGTGGTTTAATGATTAAGTTAGATCAGCGACAGAAAAATTTCGCCGAATATTATGTCGGCGAATGTAAAGGCAATGCACGACAGGCAGCGTTAAAGGCGGGATATTCCGCAGTATTTGCGAAATCAAAATCGTATTTGCTGCTGCAAAACGATAATATCGCGGAATACATACGGGAATTAAACAAACCGATTGAACGCGAAAACATTATGACGATCGAAGAAATTCACGCATTTTTGACAGACGTTATCAATTCGGACGATGTGCGAACATCGGAGAAATTAAAGGCTGCTGACATTCTGTTGAAATGTAAGGGAGCGTATAAGAATGATTGGTAACGGGATAGGAAATTTCTATCAGTCGCGGGCGTGGGTTAATCTAATGGCGCGGTTACGTTTGGAACGTGTGAACGCTGACGGGTTGTTATTGTGTGAACATTGCGGGAAACCGATAACACGGGCGTATGATTGTATAGGACACCACGTTATCGAACTGAATGACCGCAATGTTAACGACGCGTCGATTGCATTAAATCCCGATAACATAATGTTAGTACATCATCGTTGCCATAACAAAATACATCAGAAATTATGTACTACTGACAGACGGGCGGTGTATTTGGTATATGGTGCGCCATTGGCGGGCAAAACGTCGTTTGTGCGTGACAATATGGAACAAGGCGATTTAATCGTTGACATTGACAACATTTGGCAATGCGTTTCGGGTTGTGATAGATACATCAAACCCGCACGACTGAACAGTAATGTATTTGTGTTAAGGGATTGTTTGATCGAACAGGTACGTTACAGAACGGGCAAATGGTTAACGGCGTGGATCGTTGGCGGATATCCATTGACAGCAGAACGCGAACGTTTATGTAAATCGTTGGGTGCGCGTGAAATATTCATCGACACAGACCGCGACGAATGTTTGCGCAGGCTGCACGACGCAGCAGCGAACGACGGACGCGACGTTGTGGAATGGACGCGGTACATTTCCGATTGGTTTGAAAAATATATCCCTCCCCTATTCGACGAATAACGATTTATGGGGTAACTGTTGAAGGGGACTAAATTCCCGCAGAAACGAAAAAATCGAAATTTTTCAAAATAAAAAAGGGGTGAGCGCGTGCGAAATGTTTTAACATTTGACGTTCGCGGCGAATGTTCGTGCGCGTGCGTCGGTGCATTTTACGACGGATCAGAAAAAATCAAGTTGATTTATGAAGCCGACAGTTACACCGCGCCAACCGTAAAGGTTACAGGCGGTTACAACGACGAAACGATTGATCCGATAATGATTGATTTAACCGTTGAAAATGGTTTCGCCGTGGGCGAATTTCCGATCGCCGAAACGATTGAAAAATATCCAATGTGGACGTATTCATTTCAATACATCGACGGGGAGAAAATCGGAACGACGTTTACATTATCGTTTGGCGGCGCGGGAAGTTTTCAAAAGTCAACGTATTCGTCATTGTACGTTACGTATGGCGGGGATTTGGCGTTTAAATGGCGTTACATTTCAACCATTCCAACAACCCGTTATTCAAACAGCACGTTTGACACAGACGAAGAAACGGGCGAAATAACGCTGAAAACAGCGAAGAAAATAACCGCCGAAACGACGGGCGACACCGTAATGAAAGTAACGATTGTGTATGACGACAACACGTCAAATACATACGGCTGCACATACGACAGCAACGGGCGATTAACACAGTTTGGTAGTTTGCCGATCACATACACGGAAACGGGGAGCGGGTAAACGTGAACAAATTTGAAGAGGGTTTATGTGTTGGAATGATGTTAGGCGGCAAAGGCAAGCCCGCAAAGTTAATTCCGATCGGAATTTCCGAAAACGGCACATACACGCCGCCCACAGGTTTTGACGGATTTTCAAGCGTTACCGTTAATGTGCAGGCAACAGCGAACATTCAGTCGTTGACAGTCGTTGAACCCGCAACATATCACGCCGCCGATTACGGTTGCGACGGGTTCGATCCCGTTATCGTATCGGATAAATACAAGAAATTGTATGAATACGCAGTAACAGGCGGAAGCGATAACACAACGGACGACGGACAGAATGTAACAAATTCGTTAGGTTCGGGCGATACCGAAAATACAAACGAATATCTTGATCTGTCGTCGGGTGAATTTGACACAATTACAAATTCGGGAAATTCGTTGCAGATAACATTCTATGTCGAAATGACACCGCACGCAACACAGGATAAATATTGGTATATGGCATACAAGTATAAAGTTACCAATTTGTCAACGGGTGACACGTGGACGGGCGATTGTTTCAGTACAAATTATGGTTGGAACGAAGCGACAACTAAAAAACCATTATTCAAAATTGTAAGTATTGTGTATGGAAGTATAACGGTTAAAATCAATTATTCGTTAACGCGATATTGGGAAAGCGGTTCAATTCGTGACACAACAAATAATAATAGAGAGTTTAACAGTAATTCATATAATGCGGGACAGTTTACCGATAATTGGTTTGTTTCATCATCTCAATGAGGAGGTTTGACCAATGAACATTAAAACAATGACAACCGTTGACGGTGTAAACGTGGTTGATTTTGGAGACACAACAGATCGTTATTATTGGTGTAAAAACATCGGCGAAACTGATCTTTACGTTTCCACAAATGCAGCGTGTACACCTAACGGAGACGGAACGGCAATTTTACCCGCAGGCGAAGCGGTAAGGCTTGAAAGCTACAACAGCAAAGTTTATGTTCGCGGCACGGGCAAAATCGAAGTACACGAAAGCAACAGCGCAATTTGTTCTTTTAAGAGAAAACAGAAAGGTGGTGAGACAAGCGCGATAACACCCGAAAAATTAGGGTATGCAGCAGGTGCAAAACTTTTTTTTGACGGCATTTATAATTATGTAACAAAACACGTTAACAATGGCGCGGCGTGGCTGAACATGATTGATTATGATTTGATCCGCCGTTATCTCGTTGACACTGGAAAACTATTGATCGGTTCAGATCACTATATCAAAGAAACAGGAGCAGACAGCGCGTTACGTATTCCCGTTTATTTTAATAGTGATCATTTCACAACGGAATTATTTTTTGAGATCACCGACGGCAACACGTCGGAAAATGATATCATAAATAATTTTGACCATGCGGGATTTGGATTGTTCACCGAAAACAATGCAATT